GGTCATCACAGTCCTAGCCCCGTAAGGTTTCCAACCCTTGCAAAAGTAATCATGGCTGCCGTATCTACTGGAACTACTTGCCTCTTTGGTGTCGCGGGGACGGTCACGAACCTTTTTGTCCAGTCCTACTCGGTCAACGCCACCTTTAACCTGTCCGGAACTGTAGCCGATGAGACTGGCCTGACCAAGACGGCCCGCTACGACGACCGCAAAACCGAGATTACCGTCGACGGCATTTGCAAGACCTCTGCTATGCCGGTCCTAGGCGCTAGCTTCTCTTTCACTATTCAGGCCGACACGGCCTACCCAAGCGGCTCGGCTTCGACCTCCTACGTCGGCACCATCACCGCGATTACGCAGAAGGGGTCCAACAAGGACTTTACCTCGGTGTCTATCACGGCGACGGACTACGAAGGCGTAACGCCTTAATTGACCCAGCCTCAAGTAGGGGCATAGTCACGGCGTGGATAGCCGTTATCTTAATTCCTGTATCGACCCGGCTCCCTTCAAGTTGCTGGGTCGTTCGCTTTATCCGTGGTGCCTCAAGTACCGCGTGCGACTGCTGGCCTTCAACTCTCCGCTGATCACGGGCGAACGCGGCATCACCCCTGCCGACCTTATCTTCGCCTGTCAGGTATGCGCCGAAGAACCTCTTGGACAGATTGGCTGGGTAGACAAGTTACGCATCCTAAGCCTTAACCGCAACCCCGCTAAGTTCGAGGCTTTGCTTAACGCCTTTGCCGGCTACATCCTTATCCACGACTGGCCCAAGTTCTGGGAGCAGGATGGGAAGAAGAGCGGAGGAGAGACGGGCGTACCGTGGCCCCTGGCTATCGTCGCCAATCTGATCGCGTCAGGCATCCCAGAACAGCGGGCTTGGGAGATGCCGGAGTGTCAAGCCATCTGGCTCAATACCGCCCTAGCCTTACGCAAGGGGGCAGAGGTCAAGATAATGACTCCTGAGGAAGAGGCCTACATGGAAGCCGAAAGGGCGGCGACCGCTTCCACTTCGGCAAAGGAGAAGACAGACTAACATGGCTCAATCTCTAGAAGTAAACATTAAGACGACCTCGGACGTTCCCCAGGCTATGGACAAGGCCAAGGCCGCTACGTCTGGTTTTCAAAATCAGTTAAACGACATCGGCAAGAAGTTCAGCAATTCATTCAAGGACATTGCCTTGGGGTTTATCGCCCCAATGATTTTAATCCAATCAGCCATCTCCTTCATCAGCGCCGCCATCGCTAAGGCTAAACAGGAAGCGAAGGACGCTTACGACTTTGCCGTCAAAGGCGAGTCAAAGTACCTAGACCAAACTACAGTCAAACTTGCCCAAGACCGTAGGTCTAAAGAGGACGATGCTAAGGAACAAGAGATGGCTAAGAAGGCCAAAGAACAAGAGGCCGAAAAGTTCTTAGAGCAGGACGGTATGCGCAGCAAAGTAGCAGACGAAATCGGTGGCTTCCGTGGCTTCCGTATCAAGGTCGGTTTAGACGCAAACTCTGCTGAAGCCTTGTCTAAACAGCAAGACGTGCAGGATGTCATTTCTCGGATGGTCAATCCAAACGGTAAAACCAAGGCTGAAGTCGCAGCTGGCCCAACTGGCCCAACCTCCTTCAAGACCCCCGAAGGCTTTGGCAACGTTGTCGGCGTCGGCGCTAACCCTGTTATGGAGGCTATGACCATGCAGCTCGAAGAGGCCCGCAAGCAGACCGCCCTACTTGAGTCCTTAAACAGCAAGTCACCGGGCGGCGGTGTCCCGACTGACTTTACTAAATCCCCAATCCCATCCCGGGCATCTATGCTCAAGGGCGGCAACTAATCTTCACCAATGGCTATCGTAAACACAGGCGACACTCTCGTCACCCCTATCCTTCAATCAGGCTGGACGGTCGTCTCTGACGGCTTCGGTCTGCACACATCTGTTAGCGTCTATAAGGCCGACTACACCTCAGATTTGACTCCCTTCCTGGTCAAAGGAACCGCCCACCCAGACCCTGCCTACACCTACCTTAAAATCGACAAGTGGCGCATCAGCTGGGACGCCCTGGACATGGCGACCGTAACGGTGGACTACGTTGGCATCGACCCCTCCGTAAACAGCGGCGCCCGCACAAACCCTAACACGTCCTCGGCTAACGGCCTGACGAGCGAACCGCTGACCTCGCACCCTAACTTCTTTACGGCTGACCCGCTCTTCGCGGGCGTGATCGCGGGCGCTGGTCCATATACAGAAGATACTCTCGGACCACGGGTGCAGTCAAAGACAACTCCTAAGGGACCAGACACTTTGTCTTTCACTGGTTCTAACGGTGCCTGCTTTGAGTCCGAAGACGGCGGTCGCTTTATCGGTTTTGTAGACCCCATCTACCCAAGTTTTTACGGCAAGACAAACTACCTTGCCACGGTCACTTCTTACTCTGGCGTAATGTATAGCACCCAACTTGCCGACGTTCAGGCGCTGCTTGCTCTCCTTAATACGGCAACCGAAACTGCAACTTGGGGCGTCTTTGAACTCTTACCCTCTTGGGCTCCTGTTGGTACAGTCGTAAACATTGGTCACGTCAACCTGCTCTCCCAAGTTAACGTTGAGCAGTTCGGTGCCCTGTATAAAATCAACTACGAGATCCGTTACTCAAAGACCGGCTGGGACGACTACGTCTACACTAACATCTAATGGCTATTCAACCAGGAGTAGGGTTTTCTTTTAGCACCTCAGCTCACGGCACGACGCTGGACATCAACCAGCCTTACACGGACCCGGCTCCATTTGTACCCCCTGAGCAGTTCGAAGTCCTAGTGTCTGGTAACAATGTCTTTACCTGCAAGGGCCGCGTAATCACGCAAGACGTCTGGGCGGGTACAGGCCTCGACGCGACTTCAGCCGAGTATGACCTGACTGGCATCTGGGCTTACCCTACGGGCTCAAAGACTACGGGCTCAAATGCCTCTAGCCCCTGGGCCGACTCGGAAGGCTTTATCACGATTGCCAACGCCGCTGCCGAAGGTTCTGACAGCTGGGGCGTCTATATTGTCCGTCAACCCCTTAACCAAAGTGCAGAGTTTCGCAGCCCTGCTCTGGTGGTAATGGCTGATGCAAGCGACGCCTATGACAAGACGACCCCTTGGGGAGAGGCTGACACGACCGACAGCATTAGACTCTACGGGTATATCGGTGCAAGTACCCTAGACGTAGACGGCTCACCTGCTGGCTATTTAATTACTGGGACACAGGCGACCCCAATTCAATATAACTACAACTGCCAACGAGTCCTAGTTGCTTCTATCATTTGGAACGGAACAACGAACTCCTGGGACGTAAGTCAGAAACTTATCGGGACTATCACCCTGCCAAACATCATTCAATTTTACGGACTCATCCTACAAGTTGCCGGAGACCCTTCTCCGTTTACTGGCTGGCCTCAGTACGAAGCAGAGTCAGACGCTTGGAACGGCGCTTGGAGCGGGTACGACAAGCCGACAATCCTAACAGGTGTCATCTCTCCTAGTGGGATGCCCGGCTAACCCCTCCCCCCTTCCAAACCCTGCATAAGTAAGACGCCATGACCTGCTCGACCTCTGTCACATTTAAGCGCGGCACGACCTTCGCGGCGACCGTCACCTACACCCCCGAGGCGGGCGGTCCGGCTAACTTGCTGACGACCACGGTGACCTCTTCGGTCATCGACTACTCTGGGGCGGTCTACCCCCTGACGATCACGATGGCGGGCAACGGCCTGTCGTTTGTGGCGGCCTATACCCCGACCGACGCTTGGACCCTAGGCGGGGCTCGGTGGGACATCCGCTTTGCTTACTCGACCACGGTCTTCTACTCGGAGACCATGCGCCTTAACATCATCGACCAAGTCACCGCCTAACCCATGTCCATTACCATCTCTTCCGAGGTTCTTGGGACGCTCTCGGTCACGGTGGCTGAGACGACTGGGGTTCTGTCGGTCTCTGTCCTAGCGACGGCTCCGGCTGTTCTGTCGATGGAACTGGGTACGCCCGGGCCTTCGCCGACGATCACGGTCGGGACGACTACGACGCTCGCTCCTGGTTCGCCGGCTACGGTGACGGACGTGGGCACGGCTCTCGCGGCGGTCTTCGACTTCGGCATCCCCCAAGGGACGCAGGGGACGCAGGGCATCCAAGGTATCCAAGGTATCCAAGGTATTCAGGGCACGACTG